GCATCCTCAAAGGTATCGCCTTCATCATTCTCTTTTCCGGAATCAGCGCCAGAACTTTCTTCAGATTCTTCGCCTTCATCACCCTCGTCGGAACCACCCATATTTGAACCTTCAGATTCTTCATCTTCATCTTCAAAATCATCGGTTTCAAACACACCGTCTGATTGGGATTTTGGTGTCTCATCTTCATCGATATCTTCTGAAGTTTGTCCACCCTTCTCATCTTCATCCTCTTCAGAATCTTCGCCTTTCTTTTTTTCATTTTCCAGTTGTTCTTTGGCAAAATCGAAAAGTTTTTCCGTTAAAACTACAGTCTCTTCCCATGATTCCAATTCAGAGATCAGAGGCAACCACTTGCTCTCCTCTGGGGAAAATTTAACACCAGCACCAGCGCCACATTTAAAATAGGTGTTAATTCGGTCAATCAGACCCATAGAATTAATTTGTTCTAAACTTCCACCAAAGAAATTTTCTTTCAGGAGAGTTTTATAGGATTTAGTGAAAGATGAACGTAATCCCGGATATTTGCGCTGAATCAATTTTTCGATACGCGCATCCTCAACTACGTTGAGATATGATTTGAAGGCAGTACCACGATCACAAACAGCGTTGTGCCAACCTTCTTCCGGGGTGAACAGAGCATGCCCCACTTCATGTCCCACCAGATGGTCTTCGGTATCCTTTGAAACTTCACACCAGATGGGGAGAGTTAGAACTCGAGTGCGCACATTAAAAGAAGCTGTAGCCACATTATCCTGTACAACCGTAATATTCTCGGTCGCCAGAAGTTTTGCCAGGGCACTTGTTTTTGATTCAATCATGTAGTTTTACCTCAACAGAAACCATATTATGCTCCAACCCGCTATCAAATACAAGATTAAAAAACTCCTGTAAAATCAATAACTTACAGAGGAAGGTAGAAATATGGAATATAACACTCAACATATGCGACTATTATAGTTGCATATAGTAGCAAAGGCAAGAGAAAGAAACTCCTGTAAAATCAATAACTTACAGGAGATTGCGCATGAAATCGACTATTTTTTGTGTATCTTCCGGATTTTCATTTTTCATTTCAACAACGCATCCCTCCTCTTCCCCGAAAATGGTTTGGCGGGACCCAAACCTTTGAATAACGTTTTCACATTTAGTTTTGACGGTCTGAATGAATTTTTCAGATTGATCAGAACCACGTTGTTGATATCGCCGCTCACGTTCTTCGTCAGATACGGTTAAATGAATAATTGTAAGACCGTCCCCACATGCCTCGAAAAATTTTGCATTATTTAGTCGGTCTCCTTCTCCAAATATAACTTCATTCGGGTTGGTTTTAATCCATTCAATTGCTTTGGGGGAAACGGCCATACTCAAACGGTCTGTGCCGCTGAATGTCTCTCCGTTCTCATACTTGCCGAGTACGCGAACTGTCTTTGATTCGTTGATATGGGTGTCAAGCAGATCTATGGGTCTTTCTGCTCCCCACTCCATTGTTTCCATGAATTGCTTCATGACAGTTGATTTCCCGGAACCAGGCAGTCCGATTAGATATATTACCTTCACAATTACTTACTCGGGTAATATTTCAATAAGGTTTCCAATTTTTCGGACGCTTCTGCTAGTTTAACGACCTGTTCATCTATGCTGGAAACAATATCAGAATGTTCCCCAATACCAGCAGGGTTTTTTAAGTAAACATCTATATTTGCTCGAGCAACTGAAATTTCGCCTTTATACTTATCGCGTAATGCTGCCAATAAAAATTCGTTCATACAAAAAATCCTTCTAATCCTCTGGACCTATCTTTAGGGTCGAAGTTTCCCGTGTCGAGAAACAAATTATACAACTCAGAATCTATTCTATCCATTAACAAGCGAGAGTCAATGGTTTCTTTTCTGGCATCCCACATTGGCCGCCAATCTATACCGATCCATTTATCAAGTTCAACTTTCTTTATTTCTTCTGCTTGTCGGTCAAGATAATATCCAAGATACCTACCACGACTTCTACGAAATAGTTTTTTGAAGGAACAAAGACAAGTCTCCATGGCAAAAAAATCTGCTTTGTCGGAGACATGTGGATATTTTCGTTTCGTTTCAATCAAGATAGTTTTAGCGGCATCTTCTAAAAAAGAAATTTCATCCTTCGATAGTTTTTTGTCAACCCAATCATCCTTACCCACAGCATAGCATAAACCATTTCTATGAGAACGAGAACCACTGTAATCGTGTAACCACAAACTATCTACATCAACGTCTATACCACAACACTGTTTAAGTGTTTGAATATAAAACCAAGAAGTATAACGACCAAACTTATGCCAAGTATTAACTGTATCCCAAAGAGAATAAAAATCCTTAACGGGATCTCCGACAAAATTGTGCGTAATTGCTTCTTGCTGGGTTCTGTCTCCGACGAATTCTTTGTATGATATAAATTGATCTGCGAGATGCCCCTTATTCCATTTTGTATCAGTTTGATAGCGAAGGCGAGGATAATTGGCATCATTCCAAGCACGAAGGCGATCAACACCGACAAGTTCCATGTCTGGAAACTCATTCCAGATAACATAGGCAGTTGGCCAATAATAAGTGGTTCCATATATCCAAGTAATCCAAAGTTTTTGTTCAGAATTATATTCAAATCTATCGAAAAAATAATTTGTCATGTACAGGGCAGGGTCGCAGTCGTTTATTTCTAGACTACGACCAAACCAATCTATAAAAATATTTTCCCTCACAGAAATTTCTCCAATGACGCTTGATCGAATAAGGAATCTCTCAACCAATATTTTTTAACAGAATTAATTGCGGTCATAACTTGTTCAGTTTTCTTCGGTCCAAATCCATGAGATTCTGGTCCCTCCAGTTTTAATTTCTCTACCACATTCTCCGGGGGTATGGCGAAAGATGGATCTTTAATCGCGATTTCTCTAAACGTCAATTGTTCATGTAGATTGGGAAAAATAGGAACGTCACATCGCAGAGAACCGGAAGGATCTACTGCCCAAAATATAGTTCCATTGCGGGAGTGCCAAGTTATCGAAGAAGGTGTGCAGGACATTTTTAATCTTTTGATTCCGCTATCGTATGCTTCTTTCATTACCATCCAATATATTTCAGAAGCATAACCATTTCCCTCTTGACCTTCCAGAGTTACAATTTCATATAGATTAGCGTAACCAGACTTTTTACTAAATGTTATGAATACAAGAGCAACCGGAATATCATCTACTAAAACGAACGGAGGATGTTTGTCATAATTTTTAAAACGATACCAAAGATTATGGGAGGATTTTAGAAATTTGGTATTCTTTCCTTCTGGTTGAATCTCTATTAAGTTTTCTACTTGATTTTGGGTGTATCTGAGTAAACTCATTGTAGATCTTCCAACTCGGGGTCAAAGTATGTACGGTCTACATGAAAACCAAAGTTCTTCGAATAAGAATATTTCACCATAGGTTCGCATCTTGTAATATTATCGCGAATTCCTGCTCGGCGCATAATGTCTCTCGTAGAAGCAAAGATAACACCGTGTTTTCTCTTTGCCATCCAAAGGGGACGTTCATGGTTTCGAAACGCACAAAGTTCTTCACCGTCAATAACAACAACCGCCATACTTCTATTTTTATATACTTCGAGAGGAGTATCTCCTGCCTCGATACAACGAAGTATCAATTCAGAGTCATTAAGAGTTTCAGTTTTATATTCCCAAACGTCCGGGTCTTGAGAAATAACACCATTGTGAGCAATTGCCGTTTCTTTTCCTTGAAACGGTTGATTATATCTGAGGTCAGAAGTAGAATATCGAGTATGCCCTATAAAAGTCATATTCATAGTTGCTGGGTCGACAAACTCTCTTGGATCATATTTCTCGATAAATTTATCAGCAGAAATTGGTTCTTTAAATGTATGTAATTTACCACAGGAAAGGTAGGTTACTCCAGTAGCATGCTTTCCTCGAATCATACTTTGAAGAAATAACGATTTAACTAATTCAAGATCTTCTTTATAAACATCATCTAGATGTACTCCAATTACTCCGCACATCAGAAAAAGGACTCCAAAGAACCAGCAACTAATTTCTTCATGCGAGAAACATCTCTAGGGTGTTCATTTCCTGCTCTTTCTTTTTCATTTCGAGTTCTCTTTCTTCCTTGTTTACTTTATAGGATACTGTATGATAACCCTTCTCTAGTGTTCTGTGGAGAGTATCATTATTCCAACAAGTACAGCAAATTGGTTTTCTCGCCCAAACATAACTATCTACTCTTTTTTTCTTCACCCAATAATACTCAGTGTAGTTAAGCATTTCTCTGCAACATTTACATGTTGCTTGTTTCACGCTTAGTTTTTGAGTTACAACGTTTACCCCAACCAACATATCTTTTGAGGGCATTTGTCGGTATTGTATACCGAGAGTTTCACTGTTACGTTTCATAATATAATTTCCAGTTTAGTTACGAAAAAAAATCTTCAAGTGTTGACGGATTTTCTGCTGCTTCTGGATGATACTTATCAACCATGGATGGACCGCCATTTGCTTCCAACCAGTTATACCATTCTTCCTCCTCCCACATTGAAGGACTGACCCCGTTCCAATAGGGACGCCACAGAGGATGCTCCTCGTTCTTGCGACGTTCATCAACGTATGCTCTGCGCAAATGCTCGTATTCCCATGAACCCAACTTCAGCATATCCTCGCGGAAGTAGAACACGAGAGACATACGCATCAAATCTTGAGGACCAGAATCTGGTGCTTCTATGGGAGTATTACCGTGGATGACCCTCATATTATCGACAAGGAGTAAATCTCCAGGTCTAACATTAATAGCAGCGCGAACTTCGGGACAGACCAAATATCCACCTTTCCAGTTCTTTTTACCATCACTAATAACTGTGAGGTTAGAGAACCCCTCATTCAATGAACCCGCATCACGGTGGCATGCCATCCGAGCATTGCGATCTTTAGTTGTGGTGTTCACTGTAATGGTGGTAAAGGTGGTGTCCTCCCCAATAAGGAATTTTGGATCAACCTTGTCCGCACAATTCTTCTGACGAGCATGCCGAACAGGAAGTAACTCTGCAAACGTTTTTTCCAACTTTCTGGCAAAAGGATAACACTTCTCGAAAATCTCTCTGTGATGATCTGTGAAAGCAGTTGGTCGACCATAAGGAATTCTAGGGTAACGACCATAAAATCCAGCAATGCCGCTCCAAATCGCAGTTGCATAAGAAGTATCTGAGATAAATGTTGTTCTTATTTCTTTAGAATATTTTTTCGCCTCATCGATAGACATATCCTTCAACTTTTTTTCTAGTTTAGGGAAGAACGTACTATATTCGCCAAACTCGGGTTCCACCTTTGTTCTTAACCAAACGCCTCCGCGAATTTCTCCGTCGTCCTTTTTAGAAGCAAACTCTGTAATTGGATCTGACCCATCAACATTCGGTGGTTGTCCTTTTTCATACCAACCAAGGACATCTTGCTGGTATTGAGTCACCCAGTCTCTGTTGCCTTGAGATTCTTCTCTTGGTCCAGCTGCTAATCCGCGATTATTGGATTCAACTGCAGCACCATACAAACCAGAAAAGGCACCGTCTTGTTCTGCTTGAGTGAAAACGTTTTTACGAAACTTGAATGCAACACGATCTTCGTCCATACATTCTATACATTGTCTAGAACAAGTGGTCGATTTAACCATGTCACAAGAAGGGGGTAAATAAAAATCTGCATCATTATCAATTAAAATGTCATAATCTTCTTCAGAAGCATAAGTTCCCAATGACTTATCTTTGTCAGAAAGGAATGTTGCAATATAAACGTCCTGTCCTTCAGAACCTTTATATTTCTGCCAAACATATCCATTAATATTAATTTCTTCCAATGTAATATCCTCGAATTTAAAATATTATTATATTCAATATATAATAGAAGTCAATAGATTATAAAGTTCTGTACTTAGAGAAATTCTTCAACTTATAAAATTCTAGAGTTCTGCCAAACTTTCCTTCTAAAGATTCCTTTTTATGAGAAATAATGAATACGTTAGTCTCATCGCCGAGGGTATGTATAATCTTCAAAAGGTTTTCAATACCTGCCTCATCTAATGATGAATCGAAAGTTTCGTCAAGAACCAGTAGATTTGTACTGATACTATTCTTCATCTTTGCAACTTGTCTCCAAGTAAAGAGAAGCGCCAAATCTATTCTTTGCTTCTCGCCCTCAGAAAACGAATCGTATGTAAATGAATCCCTATGTCTGGACTTAATTGTTTCAGAGAAACTACCATCAAGATCAAAATGAACATAAAAGTCTAATATGTTCAGATATTGATTAACCAGTTTGTTTATAACTGGCAAATACTGTTTAATAATTTTAGTTTTGATTCCGGTGTCTTTCAACATCTCGAACATAACTGAATTATATGCGCTTTGATCATTTAGCTTAGTTTTTTCTTCTATAAGTCTATGAGATTCTTGTACTAAAATATCAAATTCATCATTTGCTTTAGACAAATCGGATTTGTTATCAGAAAGATGTTCAATTTCCTTTCTTAAATTCTCTATACTAGAAGTATGATTTTCTATAGTTTTGCTATTGATTTGTACTTGATTTAATTTTTGTTTAGCTTCTTCAATCTTCAGTCCAAGCAAATTCATTGACGCTTCAATCTTGGATTGTTCTAATTGTATTTCTGTAATTCCTTCTAGTAATTCTTTTGCCTTACTTTTTGCCTCTTGAATTTTTTTATCCTTCAAAGACCCTTCGATGTCTTGATGACAAGTAGGACAATTTTCGTTGTTTTCATAAAATTTTGTTTCTTTAACAAGGGTTTTTATGTTACTTTGCATAGAAGTTTCATATCCCTTTAATTCGTAACTAGACCTTTGTTGTTCTTCTAACATAGGATTAGTTTCTAATAGAATACCATTAGCAATTAATTGTTCACCTGCATTCCAATTACATAATTCTTGGATTTCTTGTTGGAGTTCTTTTATTTTCGATTCTTTCTGAGTTTTCGCGTCATTGTTTATTCTAGAGATCTCTCTAATATATTTTTTCTGCGCCTCAATTTTAGTATCATTAACTTCTATAGAATGAGAGGTTCTAATAATTTGTTCCTTTAGGGAGGCATTTCTTTCCCTTAACAAAGAATTCATCTTAGAAAACACTCCAATGTCTAGGAGATCTTCAATAACTTCTCTCCTGTTTAGCGCAGACAACTGCATAAAAGGTATAAAAGAAGAAGAACCCAGAACCACAACTTGATGAAACGTTTTGTGAGTAAGTTTTAATATGTTAGATTCTAGAATTTTTTGGTATTCTTTATTATGTGAATTTTGATTGAGTAGAGTACCTTCTATATAAATTTCAAACTTGACTGGTTTCAGACCACGAACAATTTTATAATCTTTGTTTCCTATTGTAAATTCAACCTCGACCCTCATCCCCTTTTTGTTAATAGAGTTTACTAGCTGCCCCTTGTTTATGTTTCTATGAGACTTACCAAACAGAGCATAGGAAAGGGCGTCCAGCATAGTGGACTTACCTGAACCATTTTGTCCAACAATCAAAGTATGGTTTGATTTATTGAGTTCTACCTCAGTCCAAGAATCTCCGGTTGAAAGGAAATTCTTGTATTTAATTTTCTTAAAAATAATCATAAAGGGTACATAGTCCTCAATTCTTCGAAACCACCAATAAACACATCATCTTTAAAAATTTGAGGAATTGGTTCCGATTCAATAAAATTTTCGTTATTCGATAGAGCATCTCTTGATTGGAATGGTAATCTAAGAAGGTTTAGATGAGTTATTGCTCTCTCGACTTGAACGCAATGTTTTTGTCCATAAATTACAAACATCAAGACAATTCCATTGTTTGTGCTTCCCGCATCAATTCTGATACTTCTTTCTTAATTCTTTCTTTGTCTAAAAGGGTTTCTACATTATCGATGTATGAAGATAACAAAGCAGAAGTATCTTCTACTTCCAACCCATCATCATCAACATTGTCCCCAATAAATTCAGAAAAATTTTCTTGTATTTTTAAATCATAAATTTCCCTAGATTGAATTCTATCAAGAAACAAATCAAAGGCAATGTTATCAGATTTATTTTTAACAATCAATTTTACAAATTTTCTTTCTAAATGACTAGTATCGTATTCACTATAATTTGTAATAGAATCGTCATAATATACTTTTTCGAATAAAGTTATAGGATTCTTAACAGCAGTGAGTTCTCTAGTTTCTGTATCGAGGATATGAAAAAATTTATCATCGTGAGCGTCGCTCCAGAAAAATTCCATCTGAGAACCAAGATAGTGCACATTACCTTTGCTAGATTTAACATGGTAGTGCCCGGAAAGCACCATTTCAAAACGATTAAGGTTTTCAGTAGACATACCATGGGTACATGGAACGCCTCGAAGCATATCAAATCCGTTTAATTCGAAATGTCCTGCTACAATATCGGAAGAACAATTCATAAGGAATTCGTTAGTTTCCTTTTCATTGTCTTGACAAATCCAGGGGACCAAAGCAATCCCCAGACCGTCATAATCAATAACAGAAGGTTTCATGACGATATTAACTTCGTTCATATAATGACCAAGTAACTCCTTTAAGGAATTGAGTTTATTGGTATTTTTGTAATAAGTGTCGTGGTTGCCACAGATAATATCCATGCTAATACCACGCTTCCTCAGTACCTCGAGAAAATGTAATCGGTTGGAGTTTAATGCCTTGAAGTTAATGAAACGACGATGCTCGTAGTAATCACCGAGGTGAATAATATGTTTGATATCGTTCTCTTCAAGATATGGAAAAAATACTTCAGTGTAGAATCGGTTTTGGTAATCAATAAAAATATCGCTACTGTTTCTGATTCCACAATGAGTGTCATTTAGAATTGCAATCTTCAATGGGATTTTCCTGTCGCTATTTCTTGAAGCGCATCAATCGCATCTTCCATCTCAACATAAACTAATGCTTGATATTCGTGGGTTTCATCATCAACCCATTTTACGATATATCCGTTCACTGCTATCTCAAACGTTATTTCCATATCCACAACCTATTCCTCGAAAAATCCAGATAAATCTGAATCAACAGTAACATTTCTTTTATTGGTGAGTGTTTTTTTATATTCCTTAATCTTTCCATCCCTTTCCTTGACATCATCTATTCTTCTCCGAAGATTATCCACAAAAGATTGAACTGCTTTCGCGACCTGTGGATCTTCGTCTGGGTCTATCATAAATTCATCCAACCCTGACTCAGAAAGAAACTTTAACTTAACATCTTGTTGTTTCTTTTCCTTTTGTATTCTTCGGAGAAATGCATACCAAGATATTTGGGTGAAATACCCAAAGGCATTAGGGTTGCCCTTTCTAGTAGCAGCATCAATATCATAATTTTTAATTGCCCTTAGACAATTTTCAACTGCGTCCATAACCATTTCTTCACGATATGTGTAACGGACAAAATTAGACTTGTTGGACAATCCTTCTGCTATTTTCAAAAAACATTCAGCGATATAGTCAGGAACAATCGGTATTGTTTCTTGTCTATTTTCTGCTTCTTTAACTGTTTTCACATATTCAACTACCGATTTGCTGAATTGTGCATTATTAACATAGTGGGGCCTTTCATTAGGTTTCATAAAAATTCCAATGATTAAATGTAAGATTATATTATAAAATAATTTAGATTAAATGTCAATCGGTTTCTTTTGTTGAAGGATTTGGACGTAAAAGAACAATTTTGCCCCTTTCCTTCTTTTCACTTTCAGAGGTATCTTCGCCTTTCAGAATATCTTGTATCTGCTGCAAAGATTTTAAGAAATGATTTATAATATTATCTGGGGGGGAATTTATTGCAATTACTGAATATGGATTAACGCTAACAATTTTTTCCAAATCATCAGTATATGAAACAAACGGACGTAATAGATAATACGTCTTTGATTCATAATCTTCATATTCATCACCTTCCATGGGTATAATGGTTAGTGCGTAATTTATAACAAAACAAGAATCATCTTTTTGTATTTGATTGGCAAGAATTTCTTCTCCATTACACAATT